ATTATCGTGATTGCATTGTTTAGTTTAAATATCAATGCACAAAAAGATCTTAACACCGACGAATTAATCGGATGGTGGATGCCAGATCAAGATTCAGCACAACTTTTCTTTTGGAAAGATGTAAAAGGAAATTTACAAGTGCAACAAATAAGTAATGTTTCAGGTAGTCCTTTAGTATTAAGAGATTTTAGAGTTAATTTAGAATCTGTGTTTATTAAGTCTACTTTACCAGAAACAAATTATACAACTTTAAATTATTTTGTATTTATAGATAAATTAAATTTAGAATGCGAGTCTACAGATGTTTCAACTAAAGTAACAAAAAAAATAACATATTCAAAAATAAAATAACAAAAAAAATGGCATACACTCAAAAACCAGGCAGAGGAAACTCTCCAAAAACAGGAAACGGAATACCTGCTCCTTTTAAACAAGAAAAAGGATTAAGTGAAAACTTAAAAGTTGAAATTGAAAGACAGGGACAAAAAAATAGATTTCTTAAAAACGTAGAAGCTTCAGCTAAACAAGACAGTGTGTCTGCCGCTAAAGATAGATTACTATCTGGAGGTAATATGATGCAAGCTGGACGTCAAGGAAACATGGCCGCTAATAAAACTAGACAACTTAATAATGCTTGGGATCTTACTGTAGAAAGAGGTAGCTCTTATGAGGGAGGTTCTCCTCGTAGCGATGCTTACACTAGAAGAAAGCCAACGGTGGAACAAGATGTTAAAATGGAACGTAATAGTGCTGGGTTTTTGGATGTTGCTAAACCAAAAAAGAAATCTCCCGCAAATCAAATGAAGTCTAAAAAGACTCCTGCAAAAATGAAAAAATGCTAAATGAAAAATCTATCAACAACAGGTTATAAAAGAAATAGTCCTGATAAAGATAGACCTTATAATGTAATACCTAACGGGAAGATCACAATGAAAGATGTAGATTTTCCCGTATTAGGTATTGATAATAAAGGTAATTCTAAAGTGATGCAACCTGGTAAAGATTATTCTTTTCAAGGTGATACTGTATTAGAGTTTCCTATCCGTAAAGGAGGAATAGTCAAAAATAAAATGAAAATATACAATAAAATATTTAAAAAATAATTATGGGACAATACGGTAATCAACCAGACTTTGGAACAATATCACAAACTGTTGTTATTACATCCGACCCGTCGGACCCTGATAACGCAGCATCCTTTCAACCTTCAGCCTTATATATAGGTACTGGCGGAACATTGGTTTGTAGAGTAGTTGGGGGTAATGCTTTTAATGGTTCTGGTCTTAATTCATGGACAATATTTAAAAATGTTCCTAACGGTACATTTTTTCCGGTAATTGTAAATGCGGTATGGAATAATGACGGTGGAGATATATCTACAACCTGTACTGATATAATAGCTCTTCGATAATGGGTTGTGGTATGGGTATAGGCATTGGTTGGCCTGCGGCAAGCTCACAAGGAACACCTGGTCAAATGGTTTACTTTGAAGTGCTTGAATTGTGCGGTGGAGCTATAGAGCCTGGAACAACAACAGCATTAACAAATAACTATACATACCGCCCTGGTGACTACGTAGAATATCGTGGAGGTGGCACAAACAGAATACTATTAGGCAATGAAGTGCCAACTAAAGGAGAGGTGGCGTATGAACCAATTGGGCCGATATATACTAGTTGCCCGGTATAAATAATAAAATAAAATAATATGACAACAGAAGAAATTGCAGGAAAATTAGCATTCTTTCATGAACAATTCCATTTAATACATTGGCAAACTAGAAGTTTTGCAGAACATACTGCTACAGGAAATTTTTATGATTTCTTGCAGGATTTTAAAGACGATATAGTTGAAAAACTAATGGGTTATACCGGTAAAAGAATTCAGTCATTAAAGATTGAAGCAATTGATTCAAAAGCGGACGCAATGATAATTGCTGATCAAGTAATGAAATTCTCAAAAGATTTAGAAGCTTACGGAGACGCTGCAAAGTTTGGGGATATATCTAATCTTGCACAATCACTATCTGGGGAAACAGCAAAGCTAAAATATCTTTTAACATTGTCATAATAATAATTAATAATTAAATCAAATCAAATGGAAACAACAACAAAGATTAAAGAAGAGCAATTGAATACAATTCTAAAGCATCAAAAAGATTTAGCAAATATTTTAACAAATATTGGATTGCTAGAATCACAAAAGCATAGTTTATTGCATCAAGTAGCTGAAGTAAATAAAGTTGCTGAAGAATTTAAGAATGAATTGCAAGAAGAATACGGAGCAATTAATATTAATTTAGAAGACGGGTCTTATACTTTAATAGAAGACACAGAAGAAGCAACTAAGTAATGGATCACATTATTAGAAAAATAAGTATTGGTATTGATTATAAGAATGAAGCAATGCATTATTCTATTGGTCAATCCGTATATGGAGGCCATGAGATAGTTTATATAAAATTAGATTCTACTGATGCTTCATATAATATATACATAAAAAAAGGAGAAGAAGTAATGCCTTGGAAGAAATTTAATTCTAATATGGCAATATCTGTAGAATACGATTTAGAATACTAATGACAAGTGTATTTAGTTTTATCGTAAAACCATTAGGGAATAGATACGATAATGAAATTAAAGTTGAAGGCGGAAACCTAATACTTAATACAAAAATAGAAAGTTTTAAATCAGTGAATAATTTAGCGGAGGTTGTTTCAATCCCGCTAGCTTATTCAACGGACATTAAGGTTGGAGATTTTGTAGTAATACACCATAATGTTTTTAGAAGATTCTATGATATGAAGGGTAAACAAAAAAATAGTAGATCATATTTTATAGATGATTTATATTTTTGTGATATAGATCAAATTTATTTATATAAAAGAGATAAAGAATGGATGTCATTTGGTGATAGATGTTTTATTAAACCTTTAAAAAATATTGATCATTTAAAGCTAGAAAAAGAACAACGCCTTATTGGCATATTAAAATACGGTAATAGTTCTTTAAAAGCGCTTAAAATCAACGAGGGAGACCTTGTTGGTTATACTCCTAATGGAGAGTTTGAGTTTATTGTTGACGGGCAAAGACTTTATTGTATGAAATCTAATGATATTGTAATTAAATATGAATATAAAGGAAACGAAGCAGAATATAATCCAAGCTGGGCACAAAGCAGTTCTTGAATTAATTAAGGTTGCTGAAGAAGCTATTTTAGATAATGGAGAAGATGATTTATCTGCGGATAAATTAAAGAATGCTGCAGCAACAAAAAAATTAGCAATATTTGATGCTTTTGAAATTTTAAGTAGAATAGAAGAAGAAGAAAAATTACTAATTGAAGGAGACAAAGAAGTAGAAGTAAAAGTGTTTAAAGGTTTTGCGGAAGGGAGATCTAAGTAATGTACGAACAAACACTATATAAAATAATACCAGATTATATAAAGTCTAGTGTTATAAAACAAAATAACCGCCTTAACAAATGGAAATATGGATATGATAAGGCTCATGACGTGGTTGTTATTAGTAAGACTGGAAAGATTAGTGAAATACTTGAAATCCAAAATTTAAAAATAGCATTACCATTAGCAGAAAATGTTTACTCTAGATCTAAAAATAAAGAGGAGCAATATTGGGAACAAATGGATTTCCCTAAAGAAATAAGTAAAATTAAAAGTACGTTTGATTGGAATAAACAAACAGACACTTTTAAAGATCGATGGTACGATTACATTGATAATGAATTCAAATATAGAGAAGAAGGTTTATTCTTTTATAATAATGGTAAACCTACATATATAACAGGAACGCATTATATGTACCTACAATGGAGTAAGATTGACGTAGGTGCCCCAGATTTTAGAGAATCAAATAGATTGTTCTTTATATTTTGGGAAGCTTGTAAAGCAGATAGTAGAGCATATGGAATGTGCTATTTAAAAAATAGACGTTCTGGATTTTCTTTTATGTCTTCATCTGAGTTAGTTAATCTAGCTACAATATCTAGCGATTCTAGGTTTGGTATATTATCTAAATCTGGAGCGGATGCTAAAAAGATGTTTACAGATAAGGTAGTTCCAATATCAATTAATTATCCTTTCTTTTTTAAACCTATCCAGGATGGTATGGATAGACCTAAAACAGAACTTGCATATAGGATTCCAGCATCGAAACTAACAAGACGAAAGTTAGATTCTAATGAAAAATTAGAGGAACTTGAAGGACTCGATACAACGATCGACTGGAAAAACACTGGAGACAACTCTTATGATGGTGAAAAGTTAAAACTTTTGGTACATGACGAGAGTGGTAAATGGGAAAGACCAGATAATATATTAAATAACTGGAGGGTTACAAAAACAACCTTAAGATTAGGTAGTAAAATTATTGGTAAATGTATGATGGGTTCAACATCAAATGCCTTAGATAAAGGAGGGGAGAACTTTAAAAAACTTTATTATAATTCCGATGTTACAAAAAGAAACCGCAACGGACAGACTAGCTCAGGATTATATAGTTTGTTTATACCTATGGAGTGGTCCTACGAGGGATTCATTGATACTTATGGCTTACCTGTATTCGATACTCCAGAAAAACCCATCAAAGGGGTTGACGGAAACGAAATAGAATATGGTGTTATTGAGCATTGGCAAAATGAGGTAGATGGTTTAAAATCAGATCAAGACGGATTAAATGAATACTACCGCCAATTTCCAAGAACAGAACAACACGCATTTAGGGATGAAGCAAAGCAATCTTTGTTTAATCTTACAAAAATATATGAGCAAATAGATTACAATGAGGATTTAAGAAATACAAGCATTCTAACCAGAGGAAGTTTTCAATGGGAGAACGGCATGCAAGATACAAGAGTTGTATTCTATCCAAATAAAGACGGTAGGTTTCTTGTTTCATGGATTCCTCCAATACATTTGCAAAATAATATTATAATAAAAAACGGTCTTAAATATCCAGGCAATGAACATTGTGGCGCATTTGGTTGTGACCCTTATGATATATCGGGGACTGTAGACGGCAAAGGTTCTAACGGAGCTTTAAGTGGACTAACCAAGTTTTCAATGGAAGATGTTCCTCCAAATAGTTTCTTTTTAGAATATATTGCAAGACCGCAAACAGCGGAAATTTTCTTTGAAGAAGTATTAATGGCTTGTGTATTTTATGGAATGCCTATACTTGCAGAGAATAATAAACCTAGATTGTTGTTCCATTTTAAAAGAAGAGGATATAGAGGTTACTCTATGAATAGACCTGATAAAGTATGGAATAAATTATCTATAACAGAAAAAGATATTGGCGGAATACCAAACTCTAGTGAAGATATAAAACAAGCACATGCCGCGGCAATAGAATCATATATAGAGGATTATGTTGGGTTAAAAGAAAATGGATATGGAGATATGTATTTTAATAAAACATTAAATGACTGGGCTAGATTCAATATTAATGATAGAACAAAACATGATGCTTCTATTAGTTCGGGGTTAGCTATAATGGCGTGTAATAAGCATAGATATATACCCACAATGCCATTGGTTAGACCCGTGTATGATTTAGGGTTTAAAAAATATGATAATACAGGTTCTTCATCAAAAATATACAAATGAATATATACACAAATACAAATAGCGCTTTTCCTAGTCAGGTTGTTAGTGATGCGGATAAGGCATCTGAAGAATACGGATTACAGGTATCTCGTGCTATAGAACAAGAATGGTTTGATCAAGGAAGAACCAGTCAAAATAGATATGTATCCAACTGGAATAATTTTCATCAATTAAGATTATATGCTAGAGGAGAACAATCAGTTCAAAAATACAAAGATGAATTAGCTACTAACGGCGACTTATCTTATCTTAATATAGATTGGAAACCGGTACCAGTTATATCTAAATTTGTAGATATTGTGGTTAATGGTATGTCTCAAAAGACTTATGATATAAAAGCATACGCTCAAGATCAAGAATCTTTAAAGAACAGAACGGCATATGCTCAATCTATATTAAGAGATATGTATTCTCAGGATTTATTAAATAAAGCAAATGGCGTTACTGGACAAGACTTTTCAGCTTCTCCGTTATCTGCCGATGCTTTGCCGGAAAATCAAGAAGAATTAGATTTGCACATGCAGCTTTCTTATAAACAGTCTATTGAGATTGCAGAAGAAGAGGCAATTAATAATGTCCTTGCTGCTAATAAATGGGATTTAACTAGAAGAAGATTAAATTACGATTTAACTGTTTTAGGTATTGCTTGTAGCAAAACAAACTTTAATGTAACCGAAGGAATAAAAACTGAATATGTAGATCCTGCTTATTTAGTTTATTCTTATACAGAAGATCCAAACTTTGATGATATATATTATGTTGGAGAAGTTAAAGCAGTTACAATTCCAGAATTAAAAAAAGAATTTCCACACATATCTGATGAAGAGTTGTATAGAATACAACAAATGCCTGGTAACAGACAGTATATAACAGGATGGGGAAATTACGATGAGAACACCGTTCAAGTAATGTATTTTGAATACAAGACTTATATGAACCAAGTGTTTAAAATAAAATACGGTGATAATGGTTTAGAAAAAGCTATTGAAAAAACAGACGATTTTAATCCACCACCAAATGACAATTTTGAAAGAATTTCTAGAACTATAGAAGTGCTTTATACCGGGGCTAAAATTCTGGGTACTAATACCATGTTGGAATGGAAGCTATCAGAAAACATGTCAAGACCTTATGCAGATACCACTAAGGTAGAAATGAATTATGTTATTTGTGCCCCTAGAATGTATAAAGGAAGAATTGATTCAACCGTAAGTAAGATTACAGGATTTGCTGATATGATTCAATTGACGCATTTAAAACTACAACAAGTAATGTCTAAAGTAATTCCTGATGGGGTATTTTTAGATATTGATGGTTTAGCCGAAATTGATTTAGGTAACGGTACAAATTATAATCCTGCGGAAGCATTAAATATGTATTTCCAAACCGGTAGTATAATTGGTAGATCTTTAACTCAAGATGGTGGTCAAAATATTGCTAGAGTTCCAATTCAGGAATTAAGTAGTTCATCTGGACAAGCAAAAATAGCTTCTCTTATACAAACTTATCAATACTATTTACAGATGATACGGGATGTCACTGGGCTTAATGAAGCGCGTGATGGAAGTATGCCAGATAGAGATGCGCTAGTAGGACTTCAAAAGATGGCCGTAAACGCATCAAATACCGCTACAAAGCATTTGGTACAGGCAAGTATGTTTTTAACTCTTAGAACGTGTGAAAACATTTCTCTTAGAATTGCAGATTGCTTGGATTACCCACTTACCGCAAAAGTATTAGAGCAAAGTATTACTACATATAATACTTCTACATTAAGAGAGATTAAAAATTTAAATCTTTATGACTTTGGTATATATTTAGAGTTGGAACCAGACGAA